AGGTAAAACCTAATCCACCAGTAGTTTGTTCTGGGGAAACCCAGTCAATTCTACGTACCACCTGCACGGTATCTGAAGCCAGCACTCTTTTGAGAGATACCATGTCATCATAGGAACCAGAAAATTCAGAAAATGAATCCACTGCCTGTGGCGGTGAGTTTTCATTATCCCAACTTTGTGGTCTACCAATGAAAAGATATAACCTATCTCTTGTTGCACCCGCAACTGTATCACTTTCAGTTGCATTAGGACCTTCAAGTGCCTTTATGAACTTTTGTGCTGAAAAAATTCTAAATTGGTCTGTTAATAGAGCTGCCATTTTCTAGTGACTATTTGTCCTCCTGTTTATTTATGCCTATTTCGATCGAACTATTGCAGAATATTCGATACTCTTAATTCTATAAGAGGCACCGCCATTTCCGTTGATGAGTTCTCCACCTAAAACTGCCTGAGCAGATGCACCAGATCCAGTTGTATCACTGGCATTATTAGTGAATGTGACTGTAGGATGTAAGGCATATGTTCCATCTACAGTTTGTGGAATACCATATCCACCATTATTGATAGTAATTGATGCAACTTGGTCTCCTTGAGGAGTCATAACCACAGTACCAGTTGCTTGTATATCACCTGTGTTCTCTATTGCTACAGTCGGAGCAGCAGTATAGTTAGTACCAGGATTAGTTATAACGAAATCAGTAATAGTATTCTTTGATGAAAACTCATAAAGATAACCTGCAATACCAACATTTATATTATTAGTATTGAAAGGTATAACATCCTTGACTTGTAATACACCTGTTGAAGGTATCCAAGAAACAACAGTTGCTTGTACACCAGACACAGAACCACTAACTATCTCATTAGTAGAGAAGTTCTGACCATTACCAGTTGTTTGATCTAATGTAATATTAATTAATGCAGTATGCTCAACACCTTCAGATAATCCACCTGCAGTAGTAATTGTTGCAAACTTAAATGGTATATCTCCATCTTTAATATTATCACCAACTTGGAATAAAGTTGTATTAGTACCACCCTGTGTTTCTTCAATACCATAAAGTGAATTGTAAATACCACCATCTAGTGATATTTGATTAGCAAATGTTGTATTAGCATTACTCAAATCTGGAATACCATCAGGTGCACCAGTTGGTATAATATCTTCAAAAGATCTATCTTGTAATACAGATAAAGGTTCAGTCAATAAATCTATGGTAGAACCTGCAGTTGTAAGAATTACATGTGGTAATACACCTGCAGCAGAACTATCTGCAACACCACCATCAAATTGTACGATAGCATCCTCAGTTGCTGCTCTACCACCATCAATAAATGCTAACTCATCAACTTCAAATGTGACAAGTAGTTCTCTTGTATTTGGATCCCAATCATATACTTTAGCAACTTTATTATTTTGATTTTCAACTCTTCTAATAACTCTATCACCTACAGTAAATTTGTAAAGTGATACACCGTTAGAATCATTTTGACCAGGATCTAATATAACTCTTTGATCATAATTAAAGTTTACACCACGAGTTAAACCAGTAAATTTACCTGCAGATTTAGAAGTATAACTTATTGTCTCTCTATTAAGAATAATAGATCCAGAACCAGGATATGCATCAGTAGAGTCAACATATATGTTTGCATCATTAGCAGTGACACTCTTGATTAATCCAGTCAAGTAAATTGCAGAAGAGTTAAACGCTTGTCTTGCTCTCGTCTTACGTTTTAATTGTACTAATTTTGTAAAGATAACATTAGGTACAGAAGTATATCCTACGCCTGGTTCAGTAACAGTTATACCTGTAATAGCACCTTGATCAATAGTTGCTACTGCTTTTGCACCGATACCTCCACCACCAGTGATAAGAATAAAAGGAGGTTCTTGATAAAATTCACCTTGATTTACAATATTGATATTTGTAACTTTTCCTAAGATGTCTATTTCAGCAGCACCTTGTGCACCCTGTCCACCACCACCTTCAAAGATAAGTGTTGGAGGAGTAGCATAATTTCTACCTGCGTTTAATAGTGATAAACCTGTCACTGTCTGCACTACAGGACTACCCAAAGCACCACTACCTTGACCACCTAAAATTCTTGCTTGTGCAGGACCAAAGTAATTATCACCAAACTTAGTCATTCTAATATAATCAAGTTGTCCTGCATTAGTTGTACTTAAGACAACTTCTGCCTCAGCACCCTCTGGGAAATTAGTTGTTAAAGGAGGAACAGTATCACCTTCAAATAAAGGCACACCATAATATTTGGGACCTATAGCATAAGGATATTTTGGAGCACCTGAAGCATCCTCAGTCATATAATATGCATAAGTTCCGTTTGGATATTCTGGTGTGGTAGAAAATCTACCATTATAATAGTCTAAAGTTCCTACAACGTCTAAGTATTTCCAATTACTTACAGTGCCACTTGTATGTGTAGGTGCAGTACCACCTGCACTTATTGATGCAGTTGCTTCATAGATATATCCTGCGTTTCTTACAGTGTCATACTGAACAAAACTCGCTGTACTTGACCATGCAGGTGATTCATCAAAAATATAATCATTTACAAGATCTCCTAATTGATAACCTCTAGTGACTAATCTTAATCCTGCACCTGCAGTCACATAAGCAAAGAGATATAAAAGACCAGGTGAATCTACAGGAACTGTAAAACGCACTTCTCTTTGTGTGGTAGCAGTATTAAATAAACTTACATAAGTTTGATATGGTCTTTGTGAACCATCAATCCAATATTCTACTCCCTGTCCTGAAAAGAGATAATTTGTATCACCAACTAAACCTGCATGCCAACCATCATCTGTTGGAGATATGAAGATATGATTAGATGGAGCATTAGATGAATCTAATTGATTAAAGATATATGTTTTTCCTCTGTCTAAAGTTAAGAATGTAGGAGATGCTCCATCAAATAAAAATTTATTATTTGACATTGTCACAGCATAAGTCACTGTACCAGATGTAGTGACTACAGGTCTAGCACCTTGTAGTTCAGGAACTGTTCTCAGTCTATAACCTGATTTTTCTCTTGCAATAGTATTACCAATTTTTCCATAAGGTCCGTAAATAGGATAACCATCAAATGACATACCTATGATTCTAGAATGTCCATTTGCATATCTTGAATAATCTAATGTTCCTGCTGCAGCAGTCCCAAAAAATCCTTCAACATAATAGTTGTTCATATTTACTTCATCTTCTTCCTCAGCAGAGGTATCAAGAATCATATATCCTTCATCACCTGCATATCCAGACATATAACGATGATTACCACAATAGTAATATATTTTTTGCGTTTCATCCGCATTCATTATGAATATTGGTTGTAATGAAGCTTCGTAATCTGCAGCATATGCACCAGAAGAACCTGTACTATTGTAATATAATGTTCCACCATTTAATGTGCCATCAGCAGTTGTAGAGAACCGCATAGGGTGTGGTGCATTACCTTGCTGATTAGAAGCGTCAGATTGATCCCATATAATTACATAATTCTTTTGTACTTTAATATTTTCTGGAGAGAAGTAATATACACCTGGTGTAAAAGCACCAAACTCATGTGCCTCTTCACCAAACTCAATATAAAAAATACCATTTGGGAATGTTATTGGTGCACCATTTATTTTAAATGAAAATCCATTAGATCCTAGACATAGATCATCTTGTGAGAAAGCATCTCCTGAAAGACTTCTTAGATATATTCTTACTACAACATTTTGACTGTCTTTTACTATTTTTGAAATTATACCTCTACCTGTCCCACCAACTTCATCAACTATTCTACCAACTTCTACTTGTCCTAATGTTTCATCTACATTAGTGACATTAAACATCACATTATCAAATTCTACCTTAACTTTCCATGTGAATAATTCTTGATTACCCCATTCAAATACACCGTTGGCATCATCAAATTCATCTATAGTTTTACTTGTCTGATAATAATGTACATTATTATGAATTATAGTATCATTTGCACTGGTATTTTTTACATAGTCATATTTGACTGTATCAATAGCAAAGTTTATAGGTGCTCCACCAACGTTATTACCCCATTCTGGTGTATGTAAAAGACCACCATTTGCTAATATACCGAGTGATTTATTTCTTTGAAACTCTCTAGTACCTGGATTAGGAACATCTTTACCACCTCTGTATATAAAGGTTTGATTGAATGTTCTATCTACAAGATCTCCTGAACCACCAGGTTGCCTTTCATTAGCATAAACCTGTGATGGTTTAGGATGATTATCTGATACAATAGTTAATCTATCTGTTAACTTAGCTGGAGTTCCAGTAGTTCCAAATGTTGCAGTGGTAGCACTATTTGGATGAGATTGAAATATCCTTGTGAAATTAAAAGAATTTACGACATTAGGAGTTTCCTGTTCAGGAATAATTTGTACTCTTAATGGATCATAACCTAAACCTCTATCAAGAACACGAACATGAATAATCTGTCCTGAGTCTTCATCTATTATTGGATATAATATTGCTTCTCGTGTTGGAGTTCCACAACCAGTCACAGTGAGTCGTGGTGGGTCTGCCTGTGTATATCCAGATCCACCATTTACAACTCTTACCGCACGTACACCAAATACTTCGTCAAAAATAGGTTCAATGTCGGCACCAGTACCAGGAACGGTTCTTGCCATTTACTAACTCACTACGTTTATAGTTCCTTGCATTGCAGCATGGAGAGTACACTGATAATACAGCGTAGAAGGAGCGTCCAAAGGAACAGTCCAATATAATATAGTAGTTCCACTACCAGATTGACCAGTAGTGTAAGGAGTACCAGTCAATCCTTGAGATGACTGAATCCTAAATGGGTGTCCACCACCCTCAACACTATTATCAAATGCATAAGTGAAACCTCTATGCACATATAATGTTGGGTCTCTAACTTCTCCTGTAAGACCAGGACCTGATATTAAGAAATCACTACTTGCATCTTCTACAGGTGCACCTATTTCATACCATATTATAGGACTTCTTGTGACCACCCATGAAGTTCCATTATAGAATAGTGAATCACCCTGAGTTATACCAGCTGTATTAGTATCAGTTAAAGCTGCTAATGTAGTAGTTAAAGTACCAGAGAAGTTGACTGTGACTGTGTCTCCTGAAACTGCAGTGGTAATATTTGTTCCACCTGCGATTGTTAAGGTATCAGTCTGACTGTCAGCAGTCGTAGATCCTGAATCACCTGCAACCGTAGCAAACAAGTTAACAGAACTAACACCTGCGTTATCATCAGCAGGAACCCAGTTAGTCCCATTCCATTTTAGAGTTTGGTTTAAATTTGGTGCAGTAGTTGTGACATCAACGTTTGCAAGATCATTTATACCTGAGTATTCTGTTAAAAGTTTTGCTCTTGTATCTCCTACACCACCTGCAGTTATATTAATGTTTACATATGGATTATCATCACCATCTACTGTGAAAAAATATCCAGTATATGATGCTGCAGCAGGAGCAGCAGCAAGAGAAGCATATTCGTTTTTATATTTTACTGTCGTCGGTAAGTTAACTGAGCCATCAGTGCCAGAGAAAGTGCTAGTAATGGAACCATGACCAATAGTAAGACTTCCAGTTCCGTTGGGAGCGAGAGCAATGTCTCCATTACTTGAGGATACGATAGAATTTCCATTTACATTAAGGGCAGATGTAAGGTTTGAGTAATCAGAGGGGATAAAAGATGATCCATCATAACGTAATACCTGACCAGATGCAGGGTTAGTAGTATTTACTGTTAATGTTGTACCATTTCCTAAGGCAGTATATAATTCGTTAAAATTATCATTTATCTTGTCGCCACCAGCTCTCAGGGTATCACCTGTGTTATCGTTTGCTACTGTACCAAGATCTAGTGCTTGTTTTGCCATCTTTTTAGAGGTTTTTTGCTATAAGTTATTTATGTGATTATCTCAGGGTCTACTACTTCTTCACCATATTGACTTAAATCTGGTGCAGTCCAATCATCTGGAACTGAAGTTTCAACTGCGATGTCTGGATTTTGATATCCAGTACCTGTATTACTTAAGGTCACTCCACCAACACCAACCAGTGCTCTAATATTACCCTCAAAACCAGATATAGAGTCAACCCTTACAGTTGGTCTTGTAGTATATCCAGAACCACCACCAGTGACTTGTACCTGTTTAATAAATCCAGTCGTTAGTGCTGCAGTTGCAACTGCGTCTTGACCAAATACAGATCCAAGATAATCAAATGTAATTAATGAGTTGGAAGATTCAATAACAGCAACTGTTCTATCTTCAGTCTCACCCTGTATTCTAATATCATCGCCTGGTTCTACAGGAGGTACAATCTCAGCAGCGTCTACGTCCGCTTCAGAACCAACGTATGAGAACGCAACGAATGTAGATCCTACACGAGGTATTTCTGAGAATATAATTCTAGAACCAACAATCTCAAAACCAATACCAGGTTCCTGTATAACACCATTCAATGAACAAATAATATTGTTCTCTGGTCTAATTGATGATGACTGTACACCATCGGTCAATGTCAATGAGTAGAACACCTCATTACGTTTCAAGTTGAATGACTGACGCAATGAATCAAACTCAAATGATATATCATCTAACTGTCTAAGTTTACCAACATAGAATCCTGTAAATGATGCTCCTAACTCAGGTGCTTCAGTAAATTGAATCTGATTAGAGAACGCTGTGTATGCGTTTGTAGCACCTGGTGGTTGTAGAATACCATTGATGAATATTAGTAGATGTCCTGCAGGATCTGGTAGATATGATATACCATTATTCTGAGATAAATCAAAGGTTGTTTGAACACCATCAAATCCTTTGAATGATCTCTTAACACGTGCTTTAAGATCACCCTTAGCAGAGATTGCTGCTTTATAGTTATCAATACTCTTGATAGCATCATTGACATCAAATGTTCCTGCAACATCACTTAGATATACTCTCTTCAAAGTACCAACAGTTTTGACATCTTGAACAGTAGCAGAAGCAGAACCTGCAGTCACAACCTTAGTTGTAATATTTGCATAACCTTGTGGGAAACTTCCTACTCCATAATCACCAACTTGATCACCATTTGTTAATGTTCCTTGGAACTCTTGTGCGTAGATAAAGTTATTTGCAATATCTACACCAGTGATTATTGCATAAGTATTCAAATCTTGAGTACCATTAGCAATCTTATAAAGTCTATTACCAACTTGGAATGTAGCAAGACTGGATATGATACTAATACCAAATCTTACATTTCCAGTAGATGCAATCTTAGCACCAACTTTAAGTTCTAATCCATCATACTTAATAACATCAAGGAATTGTCTAGATGCCTCAGGATAAACAACAGAGTTAGTTTCAAATGTTCCATTTAAGGTTGCAGTATCAACAGTCAATGTACCACCAGTATTATCTGTGACAGCAGCTTCGTTCTTTAAGAAAGCTCCTGCAGGTTGTGCAGTATTTCCAGATGTATAACCTTTGAATGGAATGTTATCTACAAAATTACCTTGTAAGTCAATAATATGAAGACGACTCTCGATTGCACTTATTTGAGCAGTTGTAGAGTTATTTGCACCAACAACATTATCAGTGATTGCCCAAGGACCTGCAGTCACCTTAACATCAAGATACTTATAGTTTGCATCTTCAAAGAATCCGTAAACAACACCATTGATAGAAGCATTACCTTGTTTCTGTACAGTCTCGTTCATAGTATAAGGACCATCTGTTATATCACCATCAATTCTAAATCTTTGATATACCTGAACAACTTTACCTGAGTTTTCTGCGATAGATTCAAGTTCACCATATACATTACTTGATAAACCGTACATGTAGTCGGCATTGTTTAATCCACCACCAAGAGCAACTGGTAGAGATCTTGTTCCATATAGTTTAGTAGGAACAGAAATACCATTCTGAGATGTAATTTGTGTATAGTAGGTTCCTGTCTTAATTTGATTTCTAATAATATCAATGTTAGATCTTATAATTCTACTCATTGATTTTGTATTATAATTTGCAGCTTCAGATGAATCATAGAACTTATAGAATCCTGCATTAGGTGAAGGTTCTGTAAGTGTATTATCAAGTGCTGCTTGCATGTATGTTTGAAGTGTGTTCAAGGCATATTGTTTAATGTTGTATTCATTATCTGAGAAGAATACTGTACCATCTCCAGACTGATAAGGATCAAGTGCACTCTTAGTAAGTTTAACACCCCATACGTAAATACCATCTGTACCATTACCTGCATAGTTTTGAGAACCAGATGCATTATTGATAATGATCTTATTCTGTAATGTTGCGAAACCAAAGGAGAATGTAGTTGTAATAAATGCTCTATACCAACCATTACCTAGAGGAACTACTCCTGCAGAATCATTACTCATACCACCCTGAGGTGTGAACACAGAACCAATAGTTCCTGTGGTTAAGTTAAGATCAAAGAAGATTCTTTGTACAGCAGAGGTTCCTTCATCAAGTGACATTTGGAAACGAACTGATGTATATCCACCTGCCTTGATAAATGCTGAGAATGTAAATGTCTGATTTGCATCTGCAGAAATTGAACCAGTGTCAAATGACTCGTTAGTAGTGTCAAATTTAACTACACCAGAGTCGAAGGTTTCAAAAGCAGTCAGACTGAAATCTCTGTTAAGTGTATGAAGTGCAAGATTAGTGCTTGGTACAATTTTCTCAGAAGTAATTGTAAGATCGGGAGCAGCAATTGAGTTATTTGTAATGGTTGCTTCAGTTGCAGTCCAATCACTTGCTATTGCCTCTGGATTACTGAATAAGTTTGCACCTGCAATCTGACCAGTAATATTAGATGTTAATGTTCTAGCATGTGCAATAGTTTGTACATTTGTTGGTTTGTTATACCAGTCATAACCTGCAGCAACTGTATTGACTACACCTACTGCCTTGGATGTTCTACCAACAATAGTATTACCATTTGCCCATTGTGTTCCTACAAATGGAGCAACAACTAAGTATGTTGTATCTTCATTCCATTCTAATACTTTTGCATAAGCACCATTACTTGAATGTATTACTTCACCAACTGTATAATTTCCAATATTACTTGTTAATGTGATTTCGTATGCAGTTGTCTTATCTGTAAGATCAGTTGCAACAATATCATGCACCATATCATCAGTGATATTTGTAAGGAATTGATCGTATATCCACTGACCAGTACCAAATTGTGAGTTGACCTGATTAGTAATTTCTTCCTTATAATAGTTGTAGTTGTAAAGAACATGTTTAGCAGCACTTCTACCTGCAAGTTTAGCAGGTGATAAGAAGTTAACTGCAATTTTAATTAACTCTCTAAATCTAGTAATTACATTAGAAATGGTAGTTGGTGATTCAGAATCTCTAATTGCAGTTTCATCAGTCTTTGTCGCAGCATATCCAGTTGGTAAAGTAAATCCACTATTGAAATCTTGAAGTATATTATTAAGTGCATGCTCACCAATAACTCCAACTTGTTCTATAGCAAATATAAACGCAAGTAATTCATCTTCTATAGTTTGAATTTGTAAACTAGCATTGAGATATGTCTCCATAGCAGTTATTGTGCTACTTTGACCACCAGTTTGTAAGTCAGATATCATAGCAAGTAAGATATCTTTTAAATTATTTTGAACTACTATTTCTGTTCTTCCAGTACCAGGATAACTAAACGCAGTATAAGATACACCATTGAGAGTGTAGTTAAATTCTGATGATGTTAAACCAGTTGCTTCTTCTACAATATATTGTCTATTAAAGTATAATCTATCTCCACCGATATCAAAATCATTATCGGTAGGTGCAATCATGTCATTGATCGTCGTGATAAGAGCGTCAACCTCAGTCTTAACAGCATCAAAGTAAGTAGAAACGTTATTGCCAGTAATATCCCAGTCACCTGTAATAATATCATTTGTGTTGTCATAAGTTAAATCTCCTGTAATTGCTTCTTTAATGTAAACTGCAAGACGATCATGAGCATATATTGACTGAACAACTTGTAAACGAACTCGTCTTATCTCATTATTATTTCCGAGATAGAAGTTTGCTGTCTCTACAATTTTTGCATTACCACCATCTTCAAGATCATCAGCAATCGCTTGAACAATAGTTGTTAGATCAGTCTTCTTCTGTAATGTTCCTGCATCAGATAAACCATTATTATTTCCTGGTAAATCTAGTACTAGATCAGGATAACGTTGTAGCATATCATAAGTTGCCTTATCAACGATAACACTAGCATTTTGTCGAATTAGATATGCAGCATCTCTATATCTGTATTGTCCATCAATATCAATTTGATTTGTGTATATAATGTCAGAAGTTCCATCGTGATATGATACTGGGAATGGTACTTCTTTAAATCCATTTACTCTACCACCAATAAATTCAGCAGCAGGTGATACAGAGGTCACTGTAGCAAGATGATCTGTAGGAGATGCTAGTATAGCATTGTTTAATGTATCAGTTAATATTGTGACTAAGTTATTTTGAGTAGTGATAACATCAGAACAATCTGATAATGAATAGAATACCTTAGTGACAGCATTTGTTGCAGATGCAGTCCATGTATGTGTGTATTGATCATCTGCCTTAGATGCACCAACATTTATTGTAAATGTATTTGCATCATGTGCTGTTAGTGGTAGAACTTGTGCAGATGCAGGGTCAGTGGATCTTGGATATGTGTGAGTTGTAGCATTACCATCTTTAGTACATGTAAATGTTAGAGAGTTATCTGAAATAATTACAGAATCACCTGCAACATCAATTCCATTGGTTGTAGCAGAAACAAATGTATGTGTATAATTACCACCTGTAGATACACCATTAGAAAGTCCAGATGCAAACTTATGTGTATAATTACCGCCAGTTTGAACAAGTGCTCTTTGAACTCCATTACTTGATGCAGATACAAATGTATGTGAGTAATTACCACCTGTTGTAATTGCGTCAGTAGTAGCAGAAACAAATATATGATTAGATGTATTTGTAGAAGGTGTGCTTGCTAAAGTCTGAACAGTAATTGTGTCATCAGTGACATCAGTGATTGTGACTGCAGTGTTATAGTTAGGATCAGTAGTTCTAGGATATGAATGGTCTGTAGCATAATCGTCTTGAGCACATCTGAATGTTATTGAGTTTGTTGCTATCTTAACTGCAGTTCCTCTTCTTAAATTATGACGACCTATTGTAAGTGTCATAAATCCAGTTGTAGGATTATAATCAGCATGTGTAGGTGTGAACTTTCTTAATGGAGATTTACCAACGTTGATACTTAGTTTGTTATAATCAACATTGAATACTTCCATCCACTTACCACTGATAGGATCAGTAGCACGAGGATATGCTTTATTAGAACTATTACCATCCATTGAGCAACTAAATGTCACTGCACCATCTGCCAATTTGATTCTTTCGTACTCTTTAATTTGATGTCCATGCTGTACAGCATTAGTTGATGCAGATACAAATGTATGAGCAGATAGATCTGATATTGGAGTTCCGTCTCCATTTACATTGACTGTAATTGTAGTTGCAGTTTCATCAGTGACTGTTAGATCATAATTATACGCATAGTCATTACTGCTTGCTCTTGGATATGTCTTCTGAGCAGTATTGCCATCTAATGTGCATGTAAACGTAATTGAGTTAGGTTGAATTCTGACTGTATCACCAATTTTTAAAGTATGTGATCCAATAGTCAATACCATATCACCTGTAGTAGGATTGTATGTAGCGTTAGTTGGAGTAAAGTTGGTGGTTGCAAATGTCAATTCCATGACACCAGTTGTTGCATCATAAGTTGCACCATTAGGTGTGTACTGATGACTTACAACTCCAGATAATGTATGAGTAGTTGTGTTGGAAGGTGTATATCCATTAAGAACATTTATAGTGACAGAATTACTTGTAACAGCATCAATAGGGATTGCCTCAGCGACTGCAGGATCACCTTCTATAATTCCACCCTTAGTAGCAGATACAAATGTGTGAGTTGTTGTATTTGTAGAAGGAATCTTATCAAGTACTTGAACTGTAAATGTGGTTGTAGTTGGAATAGTTTCTACAAACAACCATCTATTACTTGCATAATCTGTAGATCTTGGATATGGATGATTAGTTGCGTTATTATCTTCATTACATGTAAATGTGAGAGATAGATCTTGGAACATAATTGGAGTTCCTACTCTAAATCCATGAGCAGCAGCAGTTGTGACTGTCATTATGCCAGTTACAGGATTATAAGATGTACCAGTTGTAGCAGTATGTCTATCTTGTTCAGATCTAGGATATAAATGTTCTGTAGCATTACTATCTTGTGTACATGTAAAGACTAGAGAATTAGGTGCTAACTTAATAGTTGAGTTTGCTTTACTTACACCACCAGATGTTGCACTTACAAATGTATGAGCAGTGACGTTAGTAGAAGGAATATTATCTAAAACCTGTACATCAAATGTGTTTGTTGTGACATTGAAAATAGGAATCCACTTATTACTTACAGCATCAGTAGATCTTGGATAGTCATGGTTTGTAGCATTGTTATCTTGTGCACAAGTAAATCTCAATGAGTTATCTGCAATCTTAACTTTCTCACCATTAGAGAAGTTATGACCTGCAATAGTCAATGTCATGATACCTGTTGAAGGCACATAGACTGCATTTGTGACTGTATGGGTTGTTGGAGCAGGAAGACTATGGTTTCCAATAGTTAACACAAGTGCACCTGTGGTAGCATTATATGATCCTTGTCCAGTAGGTATGTAAGCAACTGTTGGTGATTTACCAATATTAACTGTAATTGTATTATCTCTCTTAATAATGCTGTGCTCAAGAGCAGATACAAATGTATGAACATATTGATCGGCAACAGCACCAATACCTACATTAACTTTGACTGTATCGTCTGTCTTTTCTTCAATTCTTAACCATCTCTGTGCAGCAGGATCAGTTGCTCTAGGATAAGAATGAGTTGTTTTATTACCATCTTTAGTACATGCAAATGTTAGAGAATTTAATTCAATTCTAATTTCATTATCAGTTGTTAATCCATGACTAGGAATGGTAATAACCATATCACCTGTTTGTGCATTGTAGCTTGCATTAGTTGCAGTTAGAGGTGTACCATTAGTCCAGATTGGGAGTGATGTATTATAACCAGGATCATCAGTTCTTGGATATGAGTGTATAGTTTTGAAGTTATCTTGTGAACACTTGAATGATACCGCATCTTTAGAAAGTCTGAGTGTTTCTCCAGAACGAACCATAGAGTTAGGTAGTGCATACTGGAATGTATGAGTTGTAGTATTACTTGAAGTACCTACGTTAACATCAAATGTATTTGTGGTGACATTGCTTATTGCTAACCACTTATTGTAATAAGGATCAGTAAGTCTAGGATATGGATGATCTGTAGCATTACTATCTTGTGCACATGTAAAGACTAATGAATATACATCAAACATTACTCTATCACCGACATAGAATCCGTGATTAGCGATAGTAATTGTCATTACACCTGTTGATGGATTATAAGCAGCTCCCTCAGGTGTATATTTCCAAGCAGTTCTTAGATCATTATCACCAATGTCCATAGTCATGAATCCAGTCTGACCATTATAAGTGGCATCAAGAACTGTGTAATTTACAGTTGGTGATTTACCTACATTAATACTAAAGTTATTAGCATCAATTCTGGTGACTTCCATCCAACCTTGTCCAGCTGGATCATCAGGACGAGGATAAGATTGTGATACTGTATTACCATCTGATGTACATGTCATGGTAATAGAGTTTGGTTTCAACTTAATTCTATCACCAGTCTGAAGATTATGACCATTAGATGTGATTCCTAAAACACCAGTGGTAGCAGTATATGTGGCATTACTTGCAGTTATTTCACGAGGTGAAAGTAATCCATGACTGTTGCTAGTAAGAACCATAGCACCAGTAGCAGGATTATATGTTGCACCTGTAGGAGTAAAGTTTACAGCAGATGGATAATCAGAATCTTTTAGAGTTCCATCATATACCTGTGTGAATGAATGACTTGTATCTTGAATATCCCAAGGAACATTATTAATAACAAATTTAGATATTTTCTCTACAATTTCAGTTGCATATACTTCTTGTGGAACATCACCCTCAATAGTTCCTGTTGCTATTGATATTGGATTTGTTGTTCTATTAATGTATGATGCAGATGTAATCCAGATATGACTATTACTACCATTACGAAGGTCGTCTACTAATGCTTGTATGAGAACTTCAAGTCTTGCTAATTGAGCACTATCTCCACCTTTAACAGTATGTGCAGGGAATACCTGCTTCATGATATATAGTGCTTCTGCTTTTATAAGTTCTTTATTTGTTAAAATATGATCAGCAGCATTTAAGTATCTGTGTGTTCTACCAACAAATCCAGCTGGTGCACCAGTTGTACGAGATGTTGCTAGTATAGAATCATTATTAAATTCGTCTCCGATAGCAGGACTAACAAAACCAGACCAATCTTCTGTATATGTTTGACCATTAGACCCATCAAAGTGAACTAATAATTTAGTATTTGTATCACCCTGATGTATTCCAGTTTGAGAAGTAAATGCTGAACTATAACGATTACTATTAGATACCCTTAATTCATCAATATATCCTGTAAATCCATTAGCACCATTATAATCCATACCAACTCTAATTGGTTTAGTAGCAAAATTACTACTATCAGTTCCAGTTCCTACCTCAACACCATTCAACCAAATCTTAGTGGTTGAACCAGATCTAACAATAGCAACATGATACCATGTAGCATTATTAAGAGTAGTAGCACCAGATGTGACAAGATCTGATCCATTTACATTATAACGAATCTGAGCTGCTTGTAGATATACTCTAACAGCAACTTCAGTTGCGTTTTCTCTTTGATCTAATAAAGTTGCAGTTCCAGATATTGCTGCAGAGTCAGGATTGACCCAGAACTCTAAAGTAAATGCACCAGTCCCCCAAGCAAATTCACTAGAAGCAGCGATATTTACATAATCTCCTGTGCCATCTAATAATAGTGATGATCCACCAAACTTAAATGATCCAGTAGATATTTGTGCATTACCTGCAAATGTAATAGCATGTATATCTTGACCATTATACTGACATCTACCAATCTTACCAAGATAAACTGTTTTTCTTGCTTGACTGTATCCAACAACTTCTGCTTTAGTTCCTTCACCTTCTGCTAGAGAACCAATTCTAATAGTTTGACCCGCTACAAAGAATCCAGTTCCTTTTTGATTTGTAAATGTCAACTTACGTATCTTAGCATCTTCTGCAGAATCAAAATCTCCATTGGAATTACCATATTCTATCTTGTAATTTCTAATATCTTCACCCTCTGCTAAAGCACCACTAGCATTATCATAGGTAATTACATAGTTGTTAATTTGTTCAGTAGCAGGGAAGTTTTCATTAAATGGAGTATTGTTATCTGTAAAGTCAACAATATTAACTGAAGAATTAGCAATATTATCAAGAACAACGTTTGGATATGTCTGTGATGTAATTCTGTTGAATAGTAAACCGAAGAATGATGATCCTGGTGATATATTAACCTGACCAATAAACTCATTAGTTGTAGGATCTTGGTATACACTTGAGGCAGTGACCTGTGCTACAACACCTGACTGTGCAGCAATAATATAGTCATTAAGTTGAATGTCAAATAAACCTGGTGTAGATTGATATGTACCTGCAGTCTTACTTAAAGTTAATTGATCTGTGACTAATATATCAGTACCGTAAACAGGAACATCTTCTTGATGTGAAACTGCAGTAGTACCATTCTGTGCTCTGGTCACAGTAAGAGTTGTAGACTCACTACCTTGTGTGATAGCAGACACTAATACAATTTCAGATCCAAATTGATAGTTTTTACCTGCTGTAAATGTTCCAGCTGGGACTGCAGCATCAGCAGCAGTATTATCAGTTCTATATGCTACTACTTCTATAGAAGTTGTAGATAAACCAACAGTATAACGAAGTTGAGCAAGAGGTATTTCCTGACCTGTCTGTAAGTTAACTTGTTCAACTTTTGCAGTATCACCATCAAAGTTAGTGACTTGCTCACCAAATATGAATAATCCACCACTAGCAACACCACCAGTTACAGTATAAGTTGTACCAGAGAACGCTGCTCCACCAGATAAAGTAGCAGTTATAATTTCATTTGTTTGGAAATTACCTAAAGTAACTGTTCCTGATATTGTAGTACCAACAACTTGTGTGATTGTTAACTGAGCACCAGATGTTGCACCTGTAAATACTGTACCTGCAGTCACATCTGCAGCAGCAGGGAAGTTTCCAGTAGTGACATTATTGATGTTTATATCAGCAGTTCTTGTAGAAATATTAGCAGAGAATCCAGTAGCACTAACTGTACATAATTCACCACCGCCACCTGCAGTAGGTAAAATAAATGTTCCTTGAGTTATAAAACCAGTGATAGTATTACCAGTGACTTTTGTTACTGTTAAGCGAGCATTGGATGAAGTACCTACGACAGTATTACCAACATTAGGGAAAATACCACTGATATTAGTAAATGTAAGATCAACCGTTTGTATAAGATTAATAGTGACGTTTACATATTTGACACTAGCAGGAGGTTGTGGTGGTTCAACGAATACTATTGAGTCCTGTTGAATTGAGAATGCAGTACCAGGTGTTTGTACAACACCGTTAAGTACGATCATTAACTGGTTTGCGTTAGCAACAATATTAGTTTGATTAACTTGTAGTGGGAATGAAGTTCTTTCACCATCAAACAGAGATGATATATCATCAATTCTTTGTACAACAGATGTTAGAATATTCTCAGAAGAAGTTAATCGTTTCTGTCTGAATAATACCTCAGTATTATTGAATGCAGTATAAACAGGTTCTACAAGAGCAAAGTTTTGTATATTAGGAACTATCGCTTCTTGTGCTAATTCAACAGATTTAGTTAAAGAGAAGAATGTTTCTTTGTTAGGAATAAATCCATACTCATTTAAGTTAAGTTCACCAAATACTTTGAATGATGCAGGGTGAACGTTCTTAATAAGAATCTCTTTCCATTCACTGATAGAAGTAGAAGATTTAACAGCATAAGAGAAATCCTGATAATAGTAAGAGTCTTGAATCTTCTGAATAATCTCAGATGGTTTACCAACGTCATCAATAAACTGACCAGTAGTTCTAGTGATAGAACCAATTTCAAGAACACCACGAGCAATTTTAAGATCAGTAATAATACCAGAAGATTTAGATATAACACCAGTGATTCTTTGATTCTCTGCAAAGTCTCCAGTGTAGTCAACAATCTTAAGAATTCTAGGTCCTACCTGCCAACCAGAGTTTGTAGATACAAATCCTTGGGCAGTTGCAGTAGCAAGAGAATCACCTTGATATACAAGTTCTCCTTCTAAGAAAGTAGAGGTAATAACATTTGCTTCAGCAGAACCACCGAATGATTCAGTCAATACTTGCTGACGACCTGTACCTGCGTTAGAGAATGATAAAGCATCACCAAGTTCAGCGTTAGCAGCAGTAATAGCAAGTTTTAATTGATCATCTTCTAGTGAGTTTGCAGTACCAGATATCGCATAGTAAGTTGTGCTTCCATTTAATCTACCAACAGCACCTGCAGATAGAGGGAAGTCAGCACCATCACCAGTATCAACAACATTTAATGTGACTGCAGCACCATTTGCAATACCGTGTGGGAAAGCAAACTGTAGTAATCCTAAGTCAAGGTTTATAACATAGTTAAATGAAGATCTTAATGAAACTGTAGGAGTTGATGAATATCCTGCACCAGGATCTTTAACAATAATAACATCTAGTCTACCATTCTTAATTGTTGCTTCAGCAACAGCACCAGAACCTCCACCACCAGTGACTATAACAGCAGGTGCTTGTGAATATCCAGTACCTGGATCTGTAATGGTAATACTATCAAGTATACTTGTAGAAGTAAGCTGTGCGTTTATTGGGAATGATATTTCAGGGCGTAGTGTGTAGTCATGTGGATAATCATAACCAAAATTATTGTTCTTAAGTTTCTTAATCTTACCAACATTTGCACCCTTAGTAAATACAGATGCTCCTGTACCTGCTGATGGTATAACAACCACTAACTCAGCACCAGATCCAGTCAATCCAGTTCCAAGTATGCCAGGTATAGCGTTAATATCAATCGATGCAGTAGTATAATTTTTACCTGGTGATGTGACAACTACATTATTGATTTGACCAGGAATTGTTGATCCTTCTGCATCAGTTCCATCTGCAACAGTGATAGAAACAAATCCACCTTCACCATCACCAGTAATAGGAACGCCATTATAAGTTCCAACTGCATATTCAGTACCTGGTGCATTGATCTGCACTCTTTCAATTTGTCTACTTGATGTAATACCGCTAACAATAGGCAACTTAGTATAGAAACCACCTGGATTGACAATACGAATATCACCAATAGAACCAACTGCCTTAGTAGAACTTGTTGTGTAAGATGCTTGAGATATAGTTGCAGCAGCTTCTGGTTCATTAGCGAGTGGAAACTTAAGTATATCAGCACCTTTAGTAATGGTAGCACCTGCAACAGAACTTATCTCAAATGTTCCGTCATATGGAGAATTTACAACATCAAGATAACTACCAGGTACCACTGGGCTATCATCACCAGTTCTTGATGGATCAAAGTAATATGATATATTTGTTACTATATTTCTATCAACTTTAAGCTTTACTGTAGGTGTTGGTTGTCCACCACCAGTGACACCAGGTGTACCAACTCTTTCTATAGAGTTGAATGAATATTCTAGTTTGTATAGATTATCTTTTGCAAATGATAAGTTTCCACCTGCCATAGATGAATGACTAAGATCAAACAAATACTGATGACCATAGTACATCTTTAATGTTGGTGATTTAACAAAAATACTTACATCAGATGCATTTGTAGCAGGAGCAGTGAGAGCTGCTTGATCTAGTTTGTATGTAAATTCTAAAGGACTAACAACTCTTTCTACAGCAAATGCACCATCATACTCATCATATGAGGTAGCCCCTATAGTTTGTGTTGGGTTTCCATCAACATAAACCATATCACCCTTATTTAAGTAATGGCTTGTATTTGTAATTACATAAACCTCATCACTATTTGCTACAGCAGTTGCTTGAAGAATCTTAGTTAGATTAGCAACTAGGGTAATCTTAAGAACACCTGTTAATCCACTAATTGTTGCTTGAGAGTAATCGCTATTCCATGTAATTGCACCAGATCCTATAGTGACTACAGATCCAACAATATATGCAGATGATCCAGAAACTTGATCTATTCTTACAGAGTAGTCAGCATCAGCATATGGTTTAAATGTTGCGAATGAATCTAGATTACCTGTGCAAGAGTTAATAGTAAACTTGGCATCACCATTACCACCACTAACTACTACTTCGTCTCCAACTTTATATCCAGATCCTGCAGCTCCACCCGAATCTATAGAAATAGATTGTATAACACCACCAGATGCAGTGTAGTCAACTAACAATCCAGATGCTTCGCCATTGGTTGTAGTTGTTGCAACACTATCACCAGTATTAGGATAACCTGTACCTGCTGCTGTTAAAGCAATAGTTGCAGGTATATCTGCTATTGTACCATCTAAATCAAAACCATCTAGGTTGATAATAAATGTACCAGGTGTTTGATTATTGATTTCTGCAAACGTGTAATTTGATATTTCATTGATATCATTAGGTATTGCACCAGTAATACCATAATTACTTTGCTCATTAAACTGTTCTGTAGATAATTGACCAGTGTTTAGATCATTACTCCATGCATTATTATTAACTGCTAAGTATACAATGTTATTTGCATCATCTTTTCTAATAATATATCCACTATTAACAAATTGACCAGAATCATTTTTTAGAACTAACTTAGAACCAACAGAGAAGTTAAATGCCTGATTGATAGTCAATGCTTGAACATTATCAATCTTAATTGTAGGTGTAACTTTAAAGTAGTATCTGTCCTTAACAACTGCAGTCACTTTTAATTTTTGTGAACCTGGTGAAGGAACAGTAGCAGTTCTAGAACTCCAAATATCTTGAACATGAGATAATGTCTCAGTGTCCTCAGTCATAGTTGTAGTACTGTCATCAAAGTCTAATGACTGATAACCTGCCTCTCCAAGAGCATAACCATTTACATTGATAGTAAGAGGTGAACCAATAACAGGAGTCACAGCAGTTCTTGTGAAAGTTATACCAGTATTAGCTTTCTTACCTTGGTTCCCTAATCTTGTTGCATCAGCATTCTTATCACTCTTAAGACCAAATCCTGCATATTCAATGTAATCATAACGACTCATATGATCTGCAAACCATGCATCATCAACCCAATTAAATGTAAGACCATATGCACCTGCAGTAGGTAATGCAAGGATATCACTAGGAACTGTTGGTGTGATTGCTCTATTTCTTAAGCGTAAGTGATCTATATGATATTGACCTTGTTCGTTAGATCTAAACTGACCTAGTGTACCATTTGCACCAGGTATATTACCAAAGTATAAATCTTTAGCACCTAATGAAGTTCCTGATATAGTACCAGTAAGAACCTCAATTCCGTTTACGTATGCCTTAAATGTATCACCACTCTTAGTGACTGCAATTGCTTGCCATGTATTATCAGCATATAAGTTTGTTTGTGATGATGTTAAAGAACTACCTGCAGAGTTAATACTTGTAGTACTATTAGTAATAGTCAGAGTCAAAGGACCACTCGGACCTGCAGAACTCTGATCATAATATAAATGTAGTCCACCAGTAGATACTGTGGCATCACCTATAGCAAAAAGTGTTTCTTTAGGTTGGGAAAATACATTACTGTTTGTGGCATCCTTGAATATAAAGAATTCTAGAGTCCAATCACCTGCAAGTTTCTGTCCTAAATCTGTACCTGCAAATTTTATGTTAGTATTAGTCCAAACACTTGGTGCTGCAGTTGTGGCACCTAATATCTTACCCCATCCACCAGAGGTATCATAACTAAATGAATCACTTGTGCTTGTGAGAGCAGCAGTATAATGTGTTGTGGTATCTGTAAGAGCACTAGATGTAAATGGTATTACAAACTCATTTCTATTCCAATATGTTTGACCAAATGTATGAACATCACCAGATGTATCAACATCCAATCCATGAATTTGTAGACCCTCTATATTATCGGCAGTAAATTCTGTAGTTGTATGATTTTTAATTGTACCATTATATCCGATCTTTAATACATCAACAGTCTTATATTCATTAGTATTATTATCTCTAGTATATGCAATATTAAGATCACCAAATAAATCAATAGCAGACTTACCACATGATGTGACATCTCTACCAGGTGTTAGATAACGATAGTTCCATATTAGTGCTCCTGTACTATCAATCTTACCAACCCAAATACTATCTCTATCTGTATCATTTGCTTTTTGTCTACATGTAGCGTTAATATAGATTTCATTAAACTCATCTATAGCAATGCTAGTGTCTATCATAGAATGTAGAGAATTAGCATAAGTATTGATCCAGTCAACAGTAATAGCATTGACTCCAATCTGACACTTACCAACAGCAACATCAACATCTAAAGCATTAACTGTAGATGCAGTCTCCATACAGAAGTAAACATCCTGTCCACCTGTTGCTGAGTTGTAATTACAAATAATATCAGTAATTCTTTCAGATTTATTTGCAGAAGCAAATTTTCTCTTAATGGCAAAATTACCCGATGTATCAATAGATGCTATGAATGCATCATCAGGGTTTGCAGAGTTTGTATTTGTGTATCCACCGATTATATAACGAGTATCACTATACTTCTTAATTATTGTGATATGATCAGCACGAGTACCACCAGATATACCTGCATATGCTTTTTGGAAAGCAAGTGTTGCACTTAGACCGTTTGCTGCCTGTGTATACTTACAAAGTATAACGTCAGGATTATATGCATTAAGAATACTACTATTTGGTTTATTAATACCTACAACCCAAACATCATTACCATCAACATATAATGAATTAAATTCTGCGTAATTTAACCCACTACCGAGTTCAAGAGTTTTAGACCATTCTTTAACACCAGTTGCTGATAATTTTGAGACGAATGCGACAACGTTGCCACTTGCATCTTTTGTTTTACCACAGATGAATACTTCTTTGTTATCATTGACGAAAGTATCATTGACTTTGACATAATTGTTATTATTAATGAATGATAGATAATAATCTGCTTTTTTAAAGATCTGTGGATGTGAAAGTATAACTCTTGGGTTAGATGTATACCCAGAACCAGAGTTAATAATATTAACAGTATCAATAGAACCTACACTTGTCACAATTGCCTCTAGTTCACCATCTTGACCGCTAGTGCTATCAATAATAATTGTAGGAGGAATATCAGTATTATATCCAGAACCAGTCTGTGTAATTTGTATTTCTTCTATACCTTTATATTGACGAACAGTAAACTGTTTGTTTGTATTGTCCATCACAGGTGTATAGTCAACGAATATACTATCACCTGCAACTAGATTATGAGGACTAGAAGTTGTTAGAACACCAAAGTTATTACCACTTATACTCTCAAAAGTATATGCTGAGACTGTTTCTCCTTTAATACGAGAAACACGTGCAGATGCACCATCACCACCAGTTCCTGTATTATCAAAGACTAATCTATCATTTACCTGATATGATTGACCTGAGTTTTCAATAGTAAATCCAGTGACGTTAGCATCTTCAAATTTATTAGTTGTTTCTACTTCAATATCAACTTTCGAGTCAAATCTAACTTTAGGGAAGTAATCAAAGAGTTGTAGAGGTGATTCTTCAAATAATTGACCTAGATTAACTTCTGCTGATTCTTCAGCATCTATCTGTCCATCTCTATTAGTATCTTCTGGATCAAAGAGTAATATTGCACCATCTTCAGTTGTTAGAGCATTTGTAGAAGCATTAGGTGCTCTTTCAACATCAATATCAACATTCTCATATGGATCACGATATCTTACAACACCAGTTGGAATATTTTGCTGCACTGCACTTGTGCTTAAGTTCCATGTATCAACAACAGAGTTAAAACTAGGACCTAAGACATAAGGGAATTCTGGATTACCTGCCTCTGTAGCATCTATAGTGACAAAGTAGCAGTATCTACCTGTAGGGTAGTCAGGTGTCTTACAAAATCTACCATTGTACTGATCTAGATCACCAAGGTTGAAAACATACTCATAATCTTCAACAAAATTACCTGCTGCCTCAACAGATAGTAGAGGACCTGCAGTTCTTACAGGAGATGGATTATTTGAAGTTTGTACAAGAGCAGGTTTAACTCTATATGAAGTTCTTAATCTTGTAATTTCAGATGACTGGTCGGTAGGATCAGTATATCCATAAGGACCGTAAATTGGGTTTCCGTCAAATGCCCAACCAATGATAGGAGAGTGTTGTAGTTGTGTTTCTTGTTCAGTAATAGTTCCTACAACTGCCTCTTGTAAGTTATCACCTAGAATGAAACGTAGTTTTTGTGGATTTGATAGGTGAGCATATTCTCCACCATACTGATTATTATATCCTTCAAATACTCCACCTTTAGCAGCGTCTAATACAGATGTTGCTTGTAAGTTATATGTCCACTTGAATACTGAAGGTGTAAAGACTGCATCCTGACCAACAGATGTCATATTAATAAGAGTAGTTCCTTGAACGTATCCAATACCACGGTTAATAATGGTGATACTTGTCACTCTTCCTGCATTTTCACCATCAGTGTCTATGGTAGCACGAGCAACAGCACCAAATCCAACACCCTGAATACTAACTTCAGGTGCTGTAGTATATCCTGAACCTGCAGAGATGATAGCAATAGAAATGATTCTACCATTTTGTACAATCGGCTGTGCCACTGCTCCTGAACCAGAAGATAGACTTACAGTAGGAGCACTGGTATAAGAACTACCACCATTGGTAATATTAACAGTATTAATAGGACCTCTAACACTGGCGGTGCCCGCAGCACCCGTTCCGCCTCCACCAACAATAGTAATTGAAGGTTGAGAAGTATAACCTGTACCACCAGAGTTAATCAAAATACGGCTTACAGCACCTTTAGTAATAATAGCGGTCGCTGCTGCTCCTGAACCGCCTCCACCAACGATTGATACTAGAGGAGAAGATGTATAACCAGAACCACCTGCTGTGACTGTAATCTCAGAGATAGAACCATTAACTACAACATTAGCAGTAGCACCTGTACCTCCACCACCAGAAATAGTGATAACAGGAGGAGATGCAGCATCATAACCTTGTCCCGCATTAGTAATAGCAATATTAGTGATTGCACCGAAAGTTTTACTTTGTGTTGACTTATATGACCATACAGAAACACCATTTACCCATGTACCAATAGGACCTGAAGAAATTTCAGACTTAGTTGATATTGTAGTAGGGAGTGTAGGGAATCTGTTTAATTTACGTTGGTTGCCAGGTAAAAGAGCAGAACCAGGAAAAGGACCTATAGAATAGTTTGGTATACCAGTTGATGCAACGTAAGTATAGTTGTCATTGAAAAAAGAGTTCTGTATATTAGTAGTGTAAGGTCCGATTGCATTTAGAATCGTAGTAGTATCAGACTTACCTTTGTTCAAGTCAACTGATACTAGAATATTACCTTGTGGTACGATTGCTGCAGGTTGTGGTAGTGCATACTGGAATACTGTCTCACTATCTCTTGATGTGACAGTAAATGTACCATTATAGATGATTGGGTTTGCACCATAAACTGTGACCTGATCACCAACCAACAAACCGTGATTATTAGAACATGTGACTGTTGCGGATTGATTATTTACACCACCAAATGTGATACCACTAACAGTAATCAGTTTCTTGACGTTATATAACCAAGTTGTAAGTAAAGGAGATGTTCCAGTACCACCTAACTTAGAAACTGTTAGTTTATCACCTTGTAAGTAGTAAGAACCTGTATCAGTTAATGTTGTTTGTTGTGCATCAACAATACCAACAACATTCATCACAACTTCTTGTGGTGTATCCTTATTAATTTTTACTTGGAAGTTTGATGAGACTTCAGTAGCAGAATCCCAGTCCTCTACAACTCCGTTAACAGAACGAGTACACTCAATAAACTGGTTAAGTGATTTTTCCTTATATTGTACTAATTCTGCACCAGAACCTGTGCCAATTACAAACTCTCCGTTTCTTTCTGGCCATCCAATGGTAGAGTCAACTGTAATGATTGAATCTGTTTGACTTAATGGTTCAGCAAGTTTTGTCTTATAAGGTACGGTAAACGTTCCTGTAATAGTTTCTTCAGATAGAACAAGTTCAAATATCTCTACTGTAGATGTTTTAATTGAAATGTAGTTTTCAACAAGTGCAGATGCTCCTTTTACATTAGGATCTGCAATATCTGCATCTTGTTGTAGAAGACCATCTTGAATGTCTGTAGCAAGTCCAGAAACCTTAGTTGCTCTTAAAATAGTATCAATAGACCATGTTGCTGCAGATGGTTTGATAATCTGGTCTTTTGGATATGATATACTTACCGTTTCACCATATAATAACTTGAATAGATACGCAATACTGAATGATGTACCTTTTGCGGAGTAGAAATCCTTAATAGTTTTGATTGCTGTACGAACATCAATCTTCTTATAGTCTAGTTCTGGTACATCAGGTAAGAACTGCTGTGTATACTTGTCTAGTAAACGTTTTACAAATAAAGCATCAAGACATTTTACCTCAGTATCAACAGTGGCAGATGCAGCAGTAGTATCATTAGAAAATACTGCATTACCATCTTCCGTGTATTCTACGATACCAGATGCAGCACGTGCACATCCTGTAAACTGTGCTTTATTATATCCTTTACCTGATTGATTAACCTTAAACCCTGTGACCTCATTTAAACCTATTTCCGCAGATGCTTCAGCACTTGTAGGTGCTTGAATTACAACAGAAGGAGGATTTGCAGCAGAATATCCACTACCAAACGCACTTACGTTAATATCTGTAATCGCACCGTTGAATATTGCAGCAGTTGCGGTAGCACCTGTACCACCTGCGTATGCTCCTGTACCATCTACTCTATTATCAACGATATAAACGGAAGGAACTTCATCATATCCGCTTCCTCCGTCAAGTATATCAATACGGATAACTCTTCCGTCTCCATCAACTACAGTTTGTAATACTTGTGCACCAACAGGATCTACTATTGCTACTCTTGGAACGGATGTATAACCTTGCCCTGCGTTAATTGTAGTAATAGATGCAATAGTTCCGTCAGATGCTAGGACTGTTTGAAAAGATGCTCTGATTGGATTATTACCAGTTGGTTCATCAACATACACTACAGGAGGGGTTGTATATCCAAATCCTGCATTTGTTATTGTTAAACCACCACTAATAGATCCATTAGATATCGTAGGAGTGGCGACTGTAGCACCACCAGGCTGTCGGAAAGTGATTCTAGGTGTAAATGTATATCCAGAACCTGATCCCTGTAATTCTACAGCAGTGACAGAACCATTTTCAACTGTTGCTTTTAATGTTGCTTGTATAGAACCTGTTTTTGTAGGAGATTCAATTTGAACAACAGGAGGGTTTGTATCGCTATATCCTTTACCACCATTAAGTAGAGTCACGGTCTTAATACCGTTTACTAATGCTTGTGCAGCACCACCTGATCCTACAGTTGTACTAATAGAAACTTTTGGAGGATATTCAAATCTATAGTTGCTACCATTTACGTTAGTTGAAATGCTAGTAAGTTGACCTAAATCATTTACTCGTGCAAAACCTTCCGCACCACTACCAAAAGAAGGTACAGGTGCTTCTATAGAGTGTAATGATAAAAATCTACCGTTTGTAGGTGCGGTAGCAAATATAAAGTCTGCACCATCAATAAAGTAATCTACTTTGGGTATTAATAATCTTTTGTCGTATATTGCAACTACATACTCATCTACAATTGGTTCATATGCTATACCACTACGTGTTATTCTAAATTGTGTCTTACCTTCACCAAATGAGTTAGAAATATTATCGAGTGGAACAATCTGATTCTCTACAAAACCATCTAGGTATGTAATAAAGGTGTTTATAGCATCATCAGAAGGAATCTTTGTTCTAGGAGCACTTGCATAGGTAATAGTGGTTCCATTGACCGTATAGTCCGTACCAGGTGTCAATACCTCACCATATACAGAGACAATCAAATGTTGTGCAGATGGAGGTGCAATAGGATTGTCTTGAGATACTAAATTAAACTGAGTAGTAGTGCCATCAAAGAGATCGATAGGACTAAAAAGATTTACCCACTTTAATTTTACCTGATCATATGAAATACCTGGTGAAAGAGCAATGTTTGGAGAACTGGTTGTACTCTCATAGTAGATAACTTCACTACCTATGAGAATAGATCCAGATTTTTCTAAAAACTGGTCAATCGATTCTACAACGATTGTATCGCTAGTTGCATCTATTGCTTCTACTAATTTTGTCTTACCATCTAATATACCTACGTCTAACCTATCAATATCAAGGTATCCAAGAAAATTGTTTAAGATATTCTGCCCAAGACCAGTCTTCTCTTGAGACTGATAGTAATACTCAAGAAATCTGTTAAACAGAGGATAGTCAGACTCTATAAATTCGGGAGTCTGGGCAACAATTGCCGATGAGACTTTGTTGATATTTGTCATTTAACCCTTTAGGTCACACTCACTATTGTTGGTGTTTGGTCGAACACTGTAGGACTCAAACTATTTAGTGGGATTGAAGGAGGTGGTGCAGTTCCAATTGGTGAAATTGTCACTTCAGGACTTACCAAGTTAATAATCGTACCTGGTGTTGAAGCAGGTATGGTAGAACTGTTAGCAGGAATAAACTGAACTGGTAATGATAATGATGTTGGAAGTCCTGCAGGATCAGTTATAGAACCCGCACCAGTTGTTGAATCAGTAATTGTTATACCAGTGGTAGGAATATTTGAACCTGTTCCAATAACAGCAATAGGACCAAAGGCAATTTCTCCTGTGTCATAGTTGACAGTACCTGCAGAGGTGTTTGTAAATACTTTTCTTGTACCTGTGTTATAGAATGTTCTAAGGTTTCCATATCCATCATCCTCAAATTGTTGATCAACACCTGGTCTATCTGCTGTACGGAACTGTCCAGAGAGTAGAATTGGTTCTTTTGCTCCATCTACAGACAAGGATGTTTTACTTGGTGCGGAATTATACAAAGCAGAACCAGTAGATATTGTATATGTGTTAGTTTGGTTAACAACAGGAATAATATATCTCAATAGAGTGACCTGTAGAGATACGTCTGTAATAGCATTATTTGACAGTGTGATCGCTTTCTCGTATGCTTGTGATCTAAATGTACTATTGAAGTTGTTTATCTGGGTTTGTTGTGCCCACTGACTGATTGCAGTCTGTACATTTGTTTTGATTGTTGATGTATCAGAACTACTACCAGTGTCATATAGAACAAATACCTTAGTATAGATGTAAAGGTTCTCTGGATCAATGATCACAGGATCAATAGATGCCATCGCATACTTTCTTAGGTCTGCAGCAATGTTCTTTTTAGTTTGATCGTTCAATGTAGCACCTGTAGCAGTCTTTACCGCAACAAATACTTTTCCATACACAGGAGGATTTAAAGAGTCTCCACCGTATGCTACCACTGCATCTGCATTAGGATATACCTTTTTAGTAAGAATAGCATAGTCTCCTGCAGTCACAGCACGATATTGTGAGGAATAGAATCTTGGAGCATTATATTTAATAGACTCAATAGTCTCAGCAGCAGTTCCGTTTTGTGATCTTGCCACTTTTGTGAGTGTCACAGCAGCAGGAGAATAACTTTGACCTAGTGTATCCGTCATTCTACCAGTGTATGAGAACCTATCTACGTCATTTGCCTCTTCACCAGAAGTCACAAGGTACTCAAACATTACAACTTCTCCGTCTTTTAATGCTCTACCTACAGAATCATCTCCAAATTTTACCTCATACCGCATATCTTCACCCTCTGATAGGAAATATACCCTAGTGGATGCGGTAAGTCCTGTGATTGTGTCCACTAAATTGTACAAATCAGAGGTTGTAGAGGATTCGTTTGCCTTTACTCTTACGGAAAGTGTGTTAATGTCCGCATCTTCTGAAGGAACTTTGTAATTTTGTGTTGCAAATGTATTAACAACGTATTGGAATGTGACTATAGATCCCTCTTTTAGTACAAGATTACTAAAAGTTGCTATACCAGTTGTAGAATTTACCTCAGCAGTAGTATCAGAAAGAACATTCCATATATAATTTCCACCAGTTGCCACTGCACCTTTCTTAAGTGTGACTGTAGAAGGGTATGATCCGCTACTTTGTATAGTCTGTACAGTTAAATTGACAGTTGCTTGACTTGCATTTATTGATCTTGGTACATAATTTAAAAGTTTTGCTATATTAACTACATTATCACGCACTGTGGAAGAGGGTAGGAACGCCTCATTCATTGCCATGTTCGCATTAAATGAACTATAGTAAGTATTATATGATAATACATCTATCAAGTAGTTCAATGTTGCACCATCAAACTCATAGTCTGTAAATTCTCTCCTAGTTCTTAGGTAAGATTTTATTGACGCTTTGATGTCATTGAAGTCTAGTGCTGTTAAATTATTTGGTGTTGACATTATTCGGGTCTCTTAAGTACAAATGATACTGTTTCAACTAGAGGTTGCCCTACTATTACATAATCTATAGTGACATTAAATTGATTTGCATCGTACTGCTCTCTTACAGCAACGTTTTCAATTGTAATTCTGGGTTCGTGTTGTCCAACAGTAGATAGAATGTCGTCTCTAATAGCATCTGCTGTAAATCCATCCATAGGTTCAAACAATAGTTGTCTAACTCCAGAACCTATTTGGGGTTGAAATAACTTTTCACCAGGCTGAGTCATCACAAGATTCTTTAATGACTGCTTTATTGAGTTGTCATTAGAAACTGCAGATACATCTTTTGTGAAAGGGTTTCTTGCAAAGTCCACTTTTATATCTTTAAAAGCACGACTTAGGTTTACATCCTTTCCACTTATTGATTTTAACGCCATTTGCTAAGTGGTTTTACATCCTTTTCTTTTTTGGCAGGATACTCACTAATCAAGACTTTGCCACTTTTGACAAATTCTTCACTCTTGTCTACTTTTACGACCATAATACCTCCGTCCTAAAAGTATTTATGCTACTTCTTGAATACTTTTAACTTTGTAAGGATAAAAAGTCCTAAGATAACCCAAAATGCTATTTCTAATCCGTAATTGTTCATTTCATAAAGTTGAGATTGAGTAGAATACGATTAGCATGATGTAATGGAGAGTGACCTGTATGCATCTGATCACCATCAAAAATGACTAATCGGTTCTTTCTAGGTTCTACTGTGTGTAATATAGTTAGTTCTTCTGCACCTTTGTCTTCATTATATATTACGGTATCACCATCACTGTCTATTAGATATAGTATACAAGACCAGTGAGGATAGTTCTGATCTGTATGTGGTGTGTGTAAGGTCGTTTTAGGTGCTTGCAACGTCATATCTAGTCTTGCTCTTGTCAAACTACCCTTTTGTGCTCCCAGTTCCTTTTCTATCTTCAAGACAGCAGGTATCCATGCGTTGTTGGTAAAACCCAAATTGTTCTGATTATCAAAGAGAACGTTAGATAGACCAGACAAAAACTCCTGATCACGAAGAGATGCGTGGTTAGGGGGTATGAACTTAGAAATATTATTATGGTATCGCCACTCAAACATAGGATTGGTGACAGTATCAGAAAGATAGTCTATATAATAGTCATCTAAAAAGTTGTTAATGACTTGCATTATTCTCCAAGAGTGTGAACAACAGGTTTTTCGTGTTTCAATATCTCATACAACTTCTTATTCTCAGCAGCAGACACAGGTATAAACTCTTTATCATGATCAAATCCCTCAGTTCTACTGGATTGATTGATTACGATCGACCCCTCCTCCCCAGATATCGACCTGTGGAAGGTTTTTGTGGGTATAACGAGGGCACCAGACGACCGATTTAGGTGTACAATATGATATGGGTACTTCCAATCGAAGTTTACTAACTCAAATTGTCTCTCTCCCTGTACTACTCTGTTGAAATCTGTCTGATGATAGTGTATGTAGAACTGTTTTGCACCCACCAAGTCGTTTGGAGGAGAAATCGCAGCACCAGTGTGCACTACTAGATCAGAGGCATTCGATTCTTCAACAGAAATATCGAAGAAGATTACGTCTTGCGTCTCTCGAAAGACTCTATGCTTCCGAAATAACACGTCACTCACTTTCCTTGACCTCTATAGGGTTTCTTTTTCTTGTTTCTAGAGGTTGCAGAGTACTTAGTATGTGCTCCGTTTCCTTGTCTTGTCTTCTTAGGTTTTGATTCGATCTCACTGAGACCCATTTTATACATTGCCATGATTTGTGGTCGCTCGCGGGGTAATTTGGACTATTTTCGGACAAATCGATATAAATTATCGACTTTTTTGTCAATTATCTCGATTTTTCGGTATAAATCGTTAATTATTGCAAAAAAATTCAAAGTTTGGTCAGAATCTTTCGGAGTATACTGTATTTTATCCAAAGTTTGTGCTTCTGAGACAAATTCTTCTATTATTTGCGTCCTTTCTGCTAATTTTACGATGCATTCATTGACAGTATTCAATGCTTCTGCATATGGGTCAGAATCTTCTTCAGAATAGTGCAATCCATCGTTTCCGTTCTGTGCGATGACGTTCATTCTTTTATCTGACTCTTCTTCGTTCCAAAGTTCTTGTTCTATCATCTATTCATAAAATAATGGTTAATAACTTCGATACGTTCATGTGCTTTCGCAATATTGTCGATCTCACTCTCAATCGCTGCCATGACATCGGGATGTTCCCCAATACCGACAGGTTGGTTGAGATAGATCTCTACGTTCTGTTGATGTTTGCAAATCAACCCTTGATAATAGTTTATCTGTGATTTAAGGATGTCCTCCCTTAAATTTCTCATACTGTATCCTATACTGTAATTACTATACACTATCTATTCGTAGTTGTCAAGTATATCATCAAAAAATTTATCTATTGCATCTTGTGGGTGACCCCATTGTACACCTGAGTCAGAACCTTTGCATGGGTTCACACATTTAAAGTTAGGATGTATGACATTACATACTAATCCTGCGAGGTCGTGGGGACACGCTTCGCGTCCTGTATTCCAATATAACTGACCTTCTAACCATCTAGCATCACAGACAGGACAGATTTTTGGATCATCCACGTTTGCGTCCCCTCCTTTTTTTAAAGAACTTTTGATAGATAGGTCTAATTATAAACAGATCTATTGCTTCGATTACGAATATAACTCCGAATCCTATGATTACTCCTGCTAGGACTATTGCTTCAAATATTTTTTTCATTTTTTCTACCACGTATAGGAGGAAGTACTACACGATGAAACTCTTCCCAGAGTTCTTGTGGGTTTGGGTGATATAACCTTTCTTTATCAGAAACCTTTACAAGGTTATTTAGTGTTTTCTTTTTTTCACTTTTCATTCTATTATCTCGAAATGCCATTTTATACCTTTAATGTAATCAAATGTGCATGAGATATCTTTATCACAGTCATGTTCGTACTTTCTATCACAAAGATAGTTTCTTAGTTCCTGTATAGAAGAGAAGGAACCTTGAGGGACAAATTCTTCGTTAAAGAGAACGTACTTCATCTTTCCAGAGGTTTAAAGTGTATAGAACCATCATCCGACATCTCGTACTCGAACTCTGTAGTCTGATCCCAACCAAACTCTTCACATATATCGTAAGGAATAGTAAGTTGGAGGTCACCAAAGTCATCTTCTAGCAGAGTGGTGGTGAATCTTTTTGACATATTAAGTGTATCCATTATAGTCTATTATGAGGTATTCTTGTTGAAAAGCATTCCCATGACTTATATAGTTTTTCTTTATCTTGTAAATCACCCCATGTATCAGTGTATTGTTGGGCACATTCATACATGCTAGTGTACAAACACCCTTCCTTCTTTATGAGTGATTGCATTGCCCATGTTCTTGTTTCTTGGTGGGGTATTTCAGTCATTTTTTTTCTGGGAATTTTTTTTATTAAGGATGAAATTGAAGTTGGAATAATATACTGCCTCTGGGGAACCTTTGTAGGTTAGGGTAGTGATCGGTTTTATATAGTGACCGCCCGCAGATACCGCGAGAACCCTTACAGTGACTGCGATCTCGACTGTTATTGTTTATATTTAGTAGGCAAGTCTTAAGTCATAAGTAATAAAAAAGGGGGTGTATTTACCCCCATTATAGTATATTTAAGCAAGGTTGTCAAGTACTGACTGTGGAACTGTTTTTGTCGCTTTTGGATTTAGTCCCCCGATCCACTTATTAATGTGACGAGATGTAGTGACCGAGAAAAATTCCTCTGATCTTACAAAACCCTCTCCAAAGATGTAAGCAGCAACAGGTGTTTTATAAGAAAAGAAAATGCGAGCGTCTGCTGTTTCGATTTCTGTCTGGTTTGCTGCGATTGGTGTAAGTCTCATTTTAAAATGTTCCTTTGTTTGTTATGTACTTATTATAACAACTGTTACCAGTGTGTGACCATACCCTGTGACACTTATTTCACTGGCACATAATAACAAAATCCTTCTTCCAGGAAGTAATTACAATAACGATCAATAAACTCATTATAACCTGTCTGCTCTGTGTCTAGTAGAAATTGACATAACTCCACTTTTTTAACATTTGGAACTACTGGGAAGTTATCCCAAGTTTCTCTATACTCATCAGGCAACGTTAACATAATTTACCTTTGAACCTCTTACAAGGTTTATTGTACCTTATTTTGGGATATATGTCAACTGTCTCAAAGAAATGTGTCGATTTACTCAAAGTGCTTGACAGATGGGTATTCACTCGCTAAGACCTCAATAAAAACGCTATAATAATAAGGATACTATCCTATAGTATAAAAACACTATATGATTTAATTATACATTTATTTGAATACACTAATTAAGCGGATTTGTGGGTTATTCCTTATTATTGTCTCTCTTATACTTCCCTCGCATATACTCCCATAATATTATTACGATTTCTTTTAATGTCACATAGGCATATAATACGTCCTCCCTAAGTATTATCTTAGATCGCTTATTATCACTTGAATTGTTATTATTTTGCATACCTATTCTTTCGCCCTTCGATAACATTTAATTCATCCCAATTACTCCTATAAATTAACAATAATACTTGACGATATGGTAGGCGGGAATGTTCCGCATATTCCTTATTATGTGGGATTTCATGTAAACAAATAGTGATGTAATCTTTACTTATAAAGTTAATATAACCTTCCCCTTCTTTGGGAACTAAAATATAACTTCCTAAGATAAATTCACCATATTTCATTTACATTATATCCCGATATATATCTTGCCTTTATTGTTAATTAGTTCATTATCTGCTGTTGAATAATCATCAACATGTTTATCATATATGCTAACAGTTTGTGTTAGTTCATCTGAGTTAAGTTCAGATAATTGTTGATACAAATCAAGATAAGTCATTGTTTCTTTATTGTTATCTATTGCCTGTAATGTGTCAATAGAAGTTGTTAGTTCATTCCAAGGAATTAACGTCCATGTTGTTGACATAAACCCATAATTACATTGTTATGTTATTACTTATAATGGTAAAAAAATCGGGCGAGCAACCACGATCGGGGGAATTTACTCGGATAAGTGTTATCTACGAGAATTAAATATGTCCTTAGAATAATAATCTTTTGGACGTAATTGTCTCCGATCTAGTTCATCTTGCTTAATTAATGCTTCATAAATTTCTGGTTTTAATGGTAGCATCTTAGTAAATTGACGATTGCACATAATTAAAAATCCTCTAGTGTTAAATTGTTTACTGCATCAAATACCTTATCCTCCATTGAGTCAAATGTATCTGTGTCAAATAAATCACTCCTATATTTGATGCTTTTAGGATGACTTAAAAGTCTTGTAAGTGATTGATGCTCTTCGATTGTGAGATTGATTTGTGGCATAATTAAAAAATAGCGTAAACTGTGTTTAGGTTTTTGTCCTCGACTTGAACCCGACCATACTCTTTTGACCACTCCCTTGCCGATTGCTTTGCAACTTCTAAGTCCATACAATAGTGTTCATGATACCCAAGCGGATGATTTGGAACTACAACCGCATAGTCAAATTTGTTTCTGGGATGATTTGGTTCTCTTTTAAAGTTCTCACGTTGACATGCTTTGAGATACTCTAATTTTGCTTCTAGATCGCTTTTGAATGTCATTATGCAACCTCCCTTACATATCCGTTTTCTGCGTGTATAAATGCGTCTAGCATAGGGACGTTTAACTCTGGGTCATCAAAATCAATTTTTGCACATCCATCAACACCCCACTCTGCTAACTCTTGTACAAATTCATCCCAATTAGCACAACAACATGCCATATTTTGAAAGTTGTCAACTTGAACGATTCTGTTCATGATTGTTTGAGTTTTTGTCATGTGGTTTAATCCTCGTTTGTTATACTAATATTATACCATTGAAAAATACCGAAATGGTTGCAATAGTGGACAGTAATAAAAGTGACACAACCCTAGTTGACATTTTCAAATCCTTCCTTTAATTTGGCGATACGTTTATGGATTGCTTCCCTATGAAATTCTGGGAAAAATAAATCTATCATTAAATTATATGTTCCATAATCAAAAACATGACCATCAACTTCTACATCACTAGGTAAGAATCCATAATGTACATAATGGTCAAGTGCATATTCTCTTACGAGATCAGCACTTGTCTTATTTGAGTCTAGCATTTAGTCATCCTCCACTATGATGTTTGTTTGGACTTCAAATAAAAATGGGGTTTCGTTAGTCTCTCTAACGTATGCTTCCATTAAGAGATCTGTGATTGTTTCTCTCTCACGATCGGTTAAAAAGTCATAAACGTCAACTGTTTTCATTATGCGATCTCCTTAACAAGTTGATCGAAGTCCTGATTGATTGCTCTAGTCTCGATAAGAATATCTCTAACTCTCTCACGATCTAAAGAATCACCCTCTCCCCATGTCATATCACCATCACATGATGCGATTAGGTCAAGATAGTTGAGAGTAGCAAGTGCTAACTCTTCTCTGGTTAGTCCATCAATAGGATATAATCCATTATAAGGATTGTAGAATGACATGCAGTAGTCTAAAAATTCTCTGAAGTTGGTCATAGTTGTTTGTTGCTTATAGTAATATTATACCATCCACTATTATCAAAATGGTTGCAATAGTGGACGGAAATAAAAGTGGCACAAAGTGACTAGACAAGATTCTCGTCATGTATGTTAAACTCGAACATATAATAATTAAACTCAATTCCAATATTATTGCAATGCTTAAGGCATTGTTGATAAACCTTTTTTGAAATAAAGTCAACTTCAAAATACTCTGTTTCTACCTTATAGAATTTTGGTTTTCTATTCTTCTTTGGTAGGTTTGGAAGTTTTGGTTCTCTTTTGTTTTTTGCCATGATGATTAGTAAGTAAGGTTTTCAATTAGTGGGGATTATCTCAAATAGAGATAACCACCCGCCCATCCTGTATTGTTTGGATTATGTACAAAATTTCTCTCGGATATAATCCTCATGTCAAATCTGACATGCTTTGCAGGTTTTGACCAACCCGCAGGTTTGAAAATTTGACCAGTTTTCTTGTCAACAAATGCGTGAACACTTGCATCACGATATTGTCCATAATACTTTGAACCTTCCCAAGTTTCAAATTCTTGCTGAACTATCTTGTAATACTTCTTACCAGTTTTAACTTTGAACTTCATTAAGTTTGCTGTTCCGTTTTTAATCTCATCTAATTGCTTTCTAGCATACTCTGGATACTTACCAGATAAATTTCCCTCTAGAGTTTCAATGTGGTAACGTCTATAATTTTCTGTTATTGTATCAGCATAAGTTTTGACCCAACCAACTACTCTTGTTTCAATATCTTGTTTTGTTTGAAGTGATGTTGTCATAGTAGAATAATTTGCTTATATGGCTATTATAATCGAACAAGATGCTAATTCAATTAAAATTAGACACTAATCAAACTGTCACATTGAATCAACTAATTTATCAACACATT